AGTTTGAAAAGTATTATTTTTATTAAAAACACAATCATTTTTTATACCTTCATTTATTGATTCAATTATGTCTTTCATTTCCTGATCAGATAAATTATTGTATTCAATTATTAACATTTTTGTATCTAATAATATTTTCTGATATTCGTCATCAAAATCTGAATAATTATATTTATTATTATTAATATTTAATCCAAATTTATTATCACAAAATAATTCTATAGAATTTATACGATGTTGACCATCTAATATATATTTTTTATTATTTTTTTTATTAAGGATTATATTACCAGTTGGTTTATTTTGTAATAAAGATAATATAAATTTTTCATTTTGTTCAGGTAACCATTCTTTTTCCCTTTGTGATTCGGGTATTGCAAATATATTTTTTTTTGTAATTTCATATATGTATTTAACATCAACATTATCTATATCACAATTATCATATCGTTTAATATCAGTTAAATGATTTATTGGTGTTTTAATACGAAATCTGTTTAACACATCTTTATCTTTTTTATCTTTTATATCTTTTTCTAGATTAATTAAAGGATATTGCATTTTTTGTTATATTAATATTAATATAATAAATAATGTTTTTGTGTAAAAAAATCAATTTTTAAATTATTATGTATTGTATATATGATTAAATTATATACAATGGTAAAAAATGAAGAATGATATAATTTAATATATGTATAGAAAAAGATGATTATATATAAAAAGATTCATATATGACATGATACTATGATATCAAACTTGTTAGTAATAATATTTAAATTTTTATTTTTATCAATATAATCAATATAATTAATATATTGATTATATTATTTATTTTATTTATATTTGTTGCTCTATTTATTAATTTCTTTTTATTTAAAACATCAAAATATTCTACATTTATTGTTATCCTTTAACCGGTTTTAAAATATATAAACAGTATTAGAAATGTTAAATGTGAATGGTGTTAAAACACCAATAAACCATTTAACAGATAATGATTAATTAAAAAATCATCAGGAAATAGTTTTATAAACCATCGTTAATATTTTTTATAATAAATTAATATCAAATTCTTCTGAAAATATTATATCTAATATTATTAATTATAATAATTTATATAAAAATAAATTATATATATAATATATTATGAATCATATTACTATTAATAATTTATTTGATTATATTGATAATGATGTTAATTATACTAATTTTTATTATTATATTGGAAACAATGTAGAAAATACACTCATAGTTTTGGGCATTGTAAATGATAAAATTATTACTTATTCTAATGAATGGTTATATTTAATAAAAACTTATTATGAAAATAAACAAGCTCTTGATGTATATAATAATATTGTAAATTGTTATTATACTATAAATAATTTATCAAATAAAATAAATTATGTACCAGATGATGTGGTAATTCTAATATCTTCTTTTTCTACAGGTACAGCTCATGGATATACATTTATTTTATATGCAATAGATAAATATTTAACTGATTATAAACATAAAAAAGTTTTAATTTTTAATAATTCACAACAAGGAATTTTAGATTTAATTAATCATGCAATACCAAATGAAAAAATAATTTCGATAACAAATAATCAAGTTTATAAAATTAATAAAGGATTATTCATTCCAAATATTTATCATGTTTGGTGTAATAATACAAAGAATATTGCGACCAATATAATTAAAAAAATATTTTATATCGAAAATTATGAAAAATATACACATTTATTATATAAAAATTTATGTATAATAAAAAATACTACTACAACTAATATTACAAATTTTTTTACAGTTACATATGAAAATTCACAAAAATATGCAGATGAAAATAATTGTATTTTAATAAATCCAACTGATTTTAATGAAGTCGATTTAATAAATATTTTATTCAGATGTAAAAAATTTCATGTAACATGGGGGACATCATATCAAAAAAATTATATATATTTATCAGAAATATGTGAAAAAATAATTTGTCTTTATCCACATAATTTTGTACATGAATACACAGATATATATTTTGATGATAAAACTGATGTATATTCTGTTACTAATACATTACAAAAAATAAAAAAATTAAATAAAAAAAATAATGATAATTTTGATTGGGAAACATATTTAGATAATTATGAAGATCTTAGAAATGCTGGAATTAATACACAAGAATTAGCTTTACAACATTGGTATAATTGTGGTAGCAATGAAGGTAGAACTGATCAAAATTTAAATAATGATTTTGATTGGAAAACTTATCTGGATAATTATCAAGATCTCAGAAATGCCGGTATTAATACAAGAAAATTAGCTTTACAACATTGGAATAATTTTGGTAGAAATGAAGGTAGAACTGATAAAAAATAAGTTTTTAATAAAATATTTTTTTATTTAATATAATATATGTCAAATATTAATTTTGATTGGGAAACATATTTAGATAATTATGCAGATCTCAGAAATGCTGGAATTAATACACAAGAATTAGCTCTACAACATTGGAATGACTTTGGTAAGAATGAAGATAGAACAGATAAAGATATTAATTTTGATTGGGAAACTTATTTAGATAATTATGAAGATCTTAGAAATGCTGGAATTAATACACAAGAATTAGCTTTACATCATTGGTATAATTATGGTAAAAATGAAGGTAGAACAGATAAAGATATTAATTTTGATTGGGAAACTTATTTAGATAATTATGAAGATCTTAGAAATGCTGGAATTAATACACAAGAATTAGTTTTACATCATTGGTATAATTATGGTAAAAATGAAGGTAGAACAGATAAAGATATTAATTTTGATTGGGAAACTTATTTAGATAATTATGAAGATCTTAGAAATGCTGGAATTAATTCAAAAGAATTAGCTATTCAACATTGGAATGACTTTGGTAAGAATGAAGGTAGAATTAATAAAATTATAAATAATGATTATGATTATGATTTTGATTTTGATTCGAAAGGTTATCTTGACAATTATAAAGATCTGGTTGATGTAGGTATTAATACCTATGAATCAGCATTACAACATTGGAAAAATCATGGAAAACATGAAGGAAGAATATCTATAAAATTTTCAGATTTTATTTCTAAAAAAGATTATAATATTATATTAGATGAATATCATCAATTTTATTATCCACAACATAATTTTAATAAAACATTAATTTTATATGTCTTTAATGAATATAATGATATAGTTAATAATTTTATAAAAAATTGTATATTTAAACATGATAATTATGATTTTTTAATTATTATTAATAATATTAATTTCAATATATCAATATTAAATTTACCAGAATATGTAAAATATATTATACGTGATAATATTGGTTTTGATTTTGGTGGATGGTCTGATGGTTTATTAATAAATGATTTATACAAAAACTATGATTCATTTATATTTATCAATAGTTCTGTTTATGGTCCATGTATGGAAAAATCTGATACACGATTATGGACAGATATTTTATTAAATGGATTAAATTATAATAATATTAAACTATTTGGAACTATTATTAATTGTAGTAACATAAAAAAAATTAATGTACAATCAATGGTATTTTGTATGGATTTATTAACTCTCGAATATTTAATTTTAAAAAATATATTTTCTATAAAAAAATATACATCAACATTTGTAGAAACAGTTAATGATAGAGAAACAAGAATGTCAAGAGAAATTATAAATAATAATTGGAATATTGGTTGTCTACATACATATTATAAAGGTATTGATTTTACTTTTAAAAATAAAAATAGAGAAATCAAATATTTAAACGATTTATGTCATTATAATAGTTTTTTTGGAAAAACATTACATCCATATGAAATATTATTTGTAAAAGGTAATAGAAATATAGATCCTAATTTTATTAAAAAATATATAAATTATACAAATAGTTAATAAAAAATATCAATATAATTCCTCCATCTTGAATGTAAATCCAAGTTCTGTATTAAATGTCATCAATTGACTAAGAAATCCCATATTTGGAGAAATCTGATGACGCTTTGATAATACAAATTTATACACTTTACCCAGAGATTTTTTTTCACTTTGCATTATATAAGCTATAACCATTGTCGCAGAACGTGAAATACCTGCATGACAATGTACCAAAACATTTTTCTTTCGTGATCTCATATCATTAATAAAATCAAAAGTTTTTTGAAAATGATCTTTAATATTTACATCTGGTCTATCTAAAATATTTACATGAAAAAAAGATATATCTGAATATAATGGATGTTCTATCATTTCATATGGTCTATCACGAACTGTTAAAATAGCATTAATATTAAATTTCTTTAACAAATTAATATCTGACGCTACTGATTCGGCACTCAAAAATAATTTCCATCCATTACTATCAGAAATTATTTCAGATGGTATAGGATCATAACCAATGATTGGTATGCTAGGAGATGGAACTGGTGAAATTGGTCGTTGTGTAGCTTTTATATTATCTGGAAAATCTACAGCAAAACATTCAATAGATGGATAAATTGCATAAATATTATTTTTATACAATTCACGTATTCTACTTATAATTAGTGGTTCCCTTATATTTGTTGATAGATTATATACTAAAATAAGTTGATTTCCATTTATAATATCCTCATCAATTTTTTGCCTAATCGTTTCATCCAACAGATTATATATATCATTACCTTTAGATATCCACCGTTTTATTAAAATTTCAGGTAATGATATATTTACAATATCAATATTATCAGTTGAATCTATATATTGTGTTGCAGAAAATGATCCATAATCACATACAAGGTATTTTATTTTGCTGGAATTAGCCATTTATATAAAATAGCAAGAGATAAGATATTATACCTATATATTATAATAATTAATTATTATATTGACAAAGAATAGATAAATTCAATTTTTTTAGATATTTAACTTGTTATAAAAAAATAGTTAAAAACACATCTATCGATTATATATAAATATATAAATATATAAATATATAAATATATAATTCTAATTATATTATATTATATCACAAATGAAAAATAATAAAGATATAACTAATAATATAACTGATAATATAAAAAATAATATAAAAGATAATATAAAAGATAATATAATTTATAATTCTAATGGAATAAATTTAATTAATATAAATGATAAAGAAGAAAATAATAATAAAGAAGAAGAAAATAATAATAAACTAAAAATAAAATTAAACATAACTAAAAAAAATATAAATACAAATACAATTGATGACGATATTATGCAAAAAATATATAGTGCTCATTGTTAATAGATATAAAATCTAAATAATTCTAAATAATCGAAACTTAAATTATTTTCTCTCAATTAACATTCTAATAATTTTTCTTTTTCATATATTATTTTTTTAATATTTATTAAATATTATAATATATATCATAATATATATCATAATATATCATAATATATGTCAGAAAATAATTTTGATTGGGAAACTTATATAAATAATTATGAAGATCTACAAAATGCCGGTATTAATACACAAGAATTAGCTTTACAACATTGGAATAATCATGGTAAGAATGAAGGAAGAACTGATAAAAATATATTCTTAAATATAGATGTATTTATAGTGTCAGGAGGAAAATGTGGTAGTTCTACATTAAATAATACAATGAATAAAAATAATTTTATTAGTATTCATTCGCATGGTTCAGAATATTTTTATATAACTTATAATAAAAATATTTTTAATTTAATCGATAATTGTAGTAAAGAAAAAACAGTATATATTATTGATAGTTATAGAACACCAATAGAAAGAAAAATATCTTCATTTTTTCATAATATAAAATTACATTGTCCAAAATATACTAACATCAAAATAGATGAATTAATAAATTTATTTAATGATAAATTTTTATATGAATTAGAAGAATATCATTCAATAAATGAAATCTTAAAATATTATAATATACCAGTATTTGATAAATTTGATTTTGATAATAAATATAATATAATAGAAAAAGATAATATAATATTTATAAAAATAAGATTTAATGATATTAATGATTGGAATAAAATATTAAGTAATATCTTTAATAAAGATATTATTATTTATCCAGATAATTTAACAGAAAATAAAGATATATATACATTATATAATAAATTTAAATCTTTATATAAAGTACCAAAAACCTACGTAGATCACATTAAAAATAATGATAAAGAATTTATGATATATAATTCTGATATAGAAAAACACAAATATATTGAATATTGGTCGGAAAACAGTTATTAATTCTAAATAATTCTAAATAATTTTATGTAAAAACATCTTCGAAACTTAAATTATTTTCTCTCAATAAACATTCTAAAGATTTTTCTTTACCATAAATTATTTTTTTATATAATTCCATATAATCATCTTTATTATATTTTTTCTGTATTTTTCTAAATATCTCACATCCTATTTTATAACATAATGCCTGTCCTGGAATTGTTATATATCTAAATAATTCTGATTCAATAATTTTATCATCAAAAGTTACATATTTTTTCATAAATTCTTTACAATCTTCAATTGTTAATCCAACAAAATTTAATCCTATATCAACAACAATTCGCAATGTTCTTAGTATTTCATATTGTAATCTTCCAATATGATCAGTATTTGTATAATAAGGATAATTTGATTCCATAAATAATGCCCATCCTTCACAAAATCCATTTGTAATACCAAATAAATGATATAAAATATGTATTGGTTTATTCTTACTGTTTATTGAATAATTTAATTGTGTATGATGTCCAGGTATTGCTTCATGTAATGTTAATGCTAAACTTTCATATGTATTTATTTTATCCCAATTTGCAACATTTAAATAAAATGTATCATATGCCCAATATGCAGTTGCAAGATTTGGATCATCGATAAAAGATAAATTAACTGGTTTGTATTCTTTAATATTGTTTATTTCAATATAATATTTGTGTAATTCATCTATTAATTTTTTATGTATTTTTTTAAAATCATCTTTTGATTTAAATTTAAATGTATTATCATTTTTTATAATATTATTAATGTCTCTGATATCTAGATGTGATATTTCTGGTTTTATCTTCTTTATTAAATTCTTATATTCTTCTGTTAATCTTGATAGTTCTTTTAATGCATATTTAAACAGAATTTTTAATTTGTCTCTATTTATATCTAATCCCGTAAATAATGATATATAAAAAAAATAATATGATTCGTGTAAATTATAACATCCTGGATGATTAATATTTTTTATTTTATCACTAATTTTATAAACAAAATCTCTTAATATACATACATTTTTATCAAAAATTTTAAATATTTCTAAATATTTATTATATTCAATTTCACTAGATTTATCGTGTTTAAGATAATCATATTTATCTATTAATTTAAATTCCAATGTTTCAATCCATTTATTAATTAATATTGAATTATAGAATTTTATCAAATCACTATTTAATATTTTTTCCCAACATTTTTTTATATGAGACGTTATTTTATTGATTTCATGTCTTCTATTATATATAACATTAAATATATCACTTCCAAATAATTGAACATTATTTATAATAAAAAATATATCTAAAAATCCATTTGTATAATGATTATTTAATAAATTTACACAATCAATATATCTATCATGTAATATTATTTTTTTTAAATGATTATATTCAAAAGAATTATCATTGTAATTAGTTAGAATATTTTTAATTTTAGAATCATTATCAATTAGATCATCAATAATATTTATCATATCAAATGTTGATATTTTTGTTCTATTTGTTTCTATATTTAATTCGGTTAATTTATTTATTATATCCATTGTATATAATATTTTATAATAAAAAAATATCTAAATTAGTTAACTTTATAGATTAGTTAACTTTATAGATTAGTTAACTTTATAGATTAGACAAATCAACTTTTACATAGTTAATTGATTTTAGTGCTTTTCCACTTGATTTATTTTTTACAACATATAATCCATTGTCGAGAGGATAATAATATGGTGTATCATATGGAGATTTTCCAGCCTTATAATCTGAATCATATTTTTCAACTGTTAGTTTTGCTTCTTCTTCTGATTTACAAAGTTTTGACATATTAGAATCATGTACAATTGTAAATATTTTATCAGAATTATAATTTGCTATTACTTGAAAATCATATACATATATGATAATATTATGTAAAGCATTAATCCATTCATTATTAGTAATATTACAACATTCTGATAATTTTTTAAATTGTCCTTCTATCAATTTAATTAAACTCAATTTCGTTTTTATTTCAAATATATGATGCTTAATATTTTCAAATAAAGTTTTATTTTTATCTAAAATTAGATTTTTTAAAAATGCATCAGAATTTATCTTGTAAGTATATGCCATACCATATGCGACATATAATATATCGGCACATGCATCTTGTTCTTCAATATAATCATTGTTTTCATATGCTACTTGTAATTCTTGTATTTCTTCATCAATTAAATCTAAACGTAATTTAAGACAAGATTTATTATCAAAATTATCATATTGGGGGAAATCAAAAGCTTTGTTAAATTCGCAAACTTTTTGATAATCAGACAGCATTTTTAATAATATATTATAATATTAAAAATCATTAAGATAAATAGTTAAAAAATCAATTTTTATTTAAATAAAAAACAATTTTTCATTTGAATAAAAATTATTGAGCATCTTTAGAGACGAAATAATTTTTCATTTGAATAAAAAACAATTTTTCATTTGAATAAAAATTATTGAGCATCTTTAGAGACGAAACAATTTTTCATTTGAATAAAAAACAATTTTTTATTTGAATAAAAATTATTGAGCATCTTTAGAGACGAAACAATTTTTCATTTGAATAAAAATTATAATTATAATTAATATATATAATATTTGTTTTATTTTTTTTTTATTACAAAATAACCAAATATAAAATTTAGAATCAGATTCTAACCATGATGATCCTTCTATTGGTGTTAAAATATAATTTCTATCAATATTACATTGTTTATTTTGTTTATTTTGTTTATTTTGTTTTAACATACATACATTACATTGTTGTATAATATCTAAGATTTGTATATCTTGTTTATATTTTTTTACAGATCTGGTTAACATAATTGGTCCAGTTGAAGTCATTACTTTTAAATGTTTTCCTCTTATAAAAAACGGTGTCTTCTTTTTCATTTGTCGTAAACATTCTAACCAAATGGGATGATTTTTCACTGAAGAAATCATAATCGAATTTGTAAATGACCAAGATTGATTTATTGATTTATTTAATCCAAGAGGTTTTTCAAATATAAGCTCATTAAAACTATGATTACAAATATAATCTAGATCTAAATATATTCCACCATATAAATATAAAATCATATATCTGATAGCATCTGCTCTCTGTATATCATATTCAAAATTATCATAATATACTAAAAAATCTGGAAAATATTTTTCTACTATTCTTCTATTATCATCATCTGTAAATAATTTGTATTCATAATCTGGATTATTTTTAATAACAGATAATTGAGCATCTTTCCATTTATCAGGTATTATATTATTTTTCCATGTCTGAAAGATAAATTTAATCATATAATATAGGTTTAACTTTTTTATTTTAGTTATTTTTTAATTCATTTTCTAATTTTATTGCTAACACATAATTTTTATGTCTTTTTCCTTCTATATGTTTCTTCATATATTGACTACAAAAAAATACTTGATCACACTCTTTACAATAATATTTTTGTTTTTCTCTTTCTTCTTTTGTAGAATGTGATACTAAATTATGTTGTTTCAAATTCCAATGAGAAAAGAATTCCATATCACACTGTTCACATTTTTTAGATTTTTTTTCACCTTTACGTTTATGTTTTTCTGAATTAACATGTTTTATCCAATCTGATGGTTTTACTGTATTATAATCACACAGATTACATTTAAAAGTTTTTTTATTTTCCATTATATAATTATAATATATATTTATATTTTTATTATAACATAAAATTATTTATAAATAATGTATTTTTTCTCATATTATAATATAGAATGAGTGTTTTTATAGATATATTTAATAATTTATTAAAATACAATGAGCAAGAAGTATTTATCGTTATAGATAAATATAATCAATTGTGGTTTAAATTAAAAGATATTGTAAAATTATTAGGATATAATGATCATGCTAGAACAGTTTCCAGATTAAATATTAATAAAAATAATAAAATAAAATTTTATAAAATTAAGCTACTGCCATCAATGGCAGTACCTTCAAATTTTCAAGCAACAACTATATTTATAGATGAATCTGGTTTATATAAATTATTATCAAATAGTAAAAAAGAAATGGCTGAAAAATTTAGAGATGAAATATTTATTAATATATTACCAAGTATAAGAAAAACAGGCGAATATAATGTTAATAAGAATGATAAAGAAAAAATAAAAATATTAAATGAAGAAATTACACAACTTAAAAATAATCAAAGAAATATTAAATATCCAGAAGGAAAAGCAATTTATGTTATAAAACAAATTAAAAATAATAAAAAATATTACAAAATAGGGTATACATCTGATTTAAATAAACGATTACAAGTTTACAATACAGGTAATGCCAATAAAATATTATATAAATATTTTTGTCTAATTATCGATGAAAAAATAGATAAATGTGTTAAAAAATATATGAGAAATAAAGAATTTATAAAAAATAAAGAATATTATACTACTAATATAAAAAATATTATAACAGTAATAAATAAATGTGATGACAGAATCAAAATCATTTGCTGTGGATACTGTTTGAAATGTAAAAAAATAAATGTTATAACACAACATAAATGTAAATATATGATTAAATAAATATTAATTTTTTAATTATAATAACTCATAAACAATCTATCTATATATCCACCAAATCCATAATTATATTTATATAAACGATGGTGATATAGATGATCATTCGAAATAAATTTAAATTTATGATCAACATGTGCAAGTGTTGTAGTTAATGATCCAAATATTATTAATCCGTATGTTATATTTCTTGAAAATCCTGTTATTAAATATGGTATCAAAAAGCATAAATTATTACATATAATATGTTCTATTGGATGAGCATATAGTGCCGATGGTGCAACAGTTGTAATAAATTGATGATGTTTATAATGGATATATTTGAATATCTTATCATTGTGTAATATTCTATGAAATAGATAGAATGATAGATTAGATAAATTTATTGTTATAAATAATTTTAATAATATTGTGTGTATTGAATCATTTTCTGAATCTAATATGACTTGATTTATTTTATTATATAATAAATAAAATATAGGTAAAGTAAAACATATCTGATTTGTTAGACTTGTTTTAATTGCATTATAATATTTTTTTTTATTTTCATTTGATTTTGTTATAAATTTTTTGTCATATTGATAGAATAATCCACAAAAAAACCAATAACTCGAAAAATGAATGATAAATGGTTCTATCATCTATATTATAAATTAATATAATTATTAAATTAACACAATATTATAAATTAATTATATTTTTTCATTATAATATTATCAAAAAATTCTAAACTATTTAATATTGCCTGATCCATATTAAAATATTTATAATTTGCTAATCTACCAATAAAATATATATTATTTTCTTCTTCTTTTTTTGCTAATTGTTTATATTTTTCATATAATTCTAAATTTTTTTTATTTGGTATGGGATAATATGGTTCACCATAATCATTTGTTTTTTCTGATACTATAATTGTATCTTTTGATTTTTGATTTAGAAAATGTTTATATTCTACTATTCTAGTATAATCGTATTCTAAACTTGGATAATTAACTACTGAATTTGGTTGAAAATAATTCATATTTTTAATAATTTGTATATTAAAATCAATACTTCTATATTCCAATTTTTCTAAATTATAATCATTAAAATATACATCAATTGGACCAGTAAATATTATAAATTTATATTGTGATAAATCATTATTTTTCTTATATTCAATAAAATCAGTATTTAAAATTACATTAATATTTTTATGATCTAATAATGTTTCAAAAAAATGAGTATATCCCTTATGAGGTAATGCTTGATATTTATCTTGAAAATATCTTGTATCAAAATTATTATATATTGGTATTCTTTCCAATACTGATTTATCTAACTCTGATGGATATTTATTCCATTGTTTATAAGTATAATCTTTAATTAATTTATCATATAATATTTCTCCAATACGTGATTTAGCCATTTCTTCACTATTTATTATTTTATCATATTTTATTTGATTTTTCTCAATCCAAAATTTCATTTCTTCATCAGATTGTATATTTTCATTACATATTTGATTTACTGTTGTTATATTTACAGGTATTGATACAAATTTATCATCTAAATATGCAAGTACTTTATGTTCCCATCTAATCCACTTA